AGCACCAGATAGGTGGGCTACTTTGGAATCATCAGCAAGAAGTTTCCAAGTCGTCCAATTAGTATCAGACATTGTCCGCACATACGTATTATTTAGCCCTACACCATACGCTATTTGGATATTTGCGGGTGCAGCATAGTCGGTTTTAAAACAATGAACGTAATAAATGTCTGAAGGAAGTCCCCAGTTAGACAGACCACTTACATCAGCCCAGCCGTTAATATACCACCACCCCATAGGAATATCACTCATATCCGTATGTGTTCCGTCAAGCCTCCCAATAACATCTTCATTAGCAGGGATAATATTAGCCCCATTTACAGATATTGTTCCATCATGATTATCATGCACAACTTTGGAATCATCAGCAGGCGTGTAACCAATTTTATCTTGTTTGGCGTTAACTTCTTCAATTCCCGCTACATCACTAGCAGGTTTACGCATATCAGCAATATTCACTTTTTTATCCAGTTGCTGATTAACGTCAACCGTATTAGCTTTAGTACTTAAAGCGTTATTCATATCAGTTACTTTTACATAATCAGTTAAATCAGGCGTAATGCTTCCCATATTTTGCCACGAACCATCTATCCAGATATATAAGTCCGTTCCGACTAAGTAGCCATCACCTTGGTTGTTACCCGTTGTGGGTAAATTTTCCTCTTTATCAGCTTTCCCCCTAACAACCAAACCATTTCCTTGTTTTCCTTGTGGGCCAACTGGTCCAATTGGCCCCTGACTACCGGTGTCACCTCGGCTGGAAACAAAATTAATCTCTTTAGTCGTCCCGTCATCGTAGATAAAAATAATTTTAGTCCACAGATAAGGAAGTTGATCAGTTGTTGCCAAAATAGTATCTGACCAGCCCCCTGTGGGAACTGTAACTGGTGAATCACTTAACTGATACTGATTGTTGGCAGACTTAATACCATTACCAGGGTTACCTTGGTCACCCTTATGCACATTGTGGACTGCATTCTCCATTTGGCTACTTAGATCATCAAATTGTTGCTGAAAATCATTTAAAGTGATTGTCGGAATTACTTCACCAGTATCACTCATTAAGTTCTCTTCAATTGAGAACCCTAATGTCCCATCACTTGGAAAAATTGCCTGTGTCCCGTCCTTCATGGTAACCCAAACTTCAATATCATAATCATCTGGAACCAATGTGTTCATGATATCCTGATTAATTGGAAAACTTAGTGTTCCACCAAGCGGACTAGTTACAGTGGTTAAATCAATAGCTTCTTGCATGATATATCCATCGTCATTAGCTATTTTTACCAGAACTGACTTAGCATTAGTTAAATCAAAGGCTACCCCATCGGCCGTAAGTGCCAGATTAAAAGCAGTTGTTGTATCTAAATATTTAACCACATCATTATCATCCGTGAATGCGAGTTCCTTACTCATTAGTTTTCACCTTCTTTCTAAGCTGATTATTTTCAATTTTTAATAACGCAATTTGTTGATTTTTTGCTGCCATATCTTGACTGTACTCATTAACTAATTGGTTAATTAAATCTTGCGCGTTAATATCATTCATCAGATCACCTTACATCTTCAATTTCTTTTTAATCCCATTAATTTCATCAAGTAAATTGGTTCCATGTGAAATGACGTCACCGGCATGAAGATCAATCGTCGCACCAGCTTCATTATGAAAATAGATATCGGTTCCTGAAACTGATGAAATGTAACCTCCAGGGCCACATTTAATTCCTTCTGCCAAATAGGTCCATGCATTTTCACTACCAATATGAGTATTGTTACCGCCATATGCTTCAAAAGTCTGTCCTTCAATAACTGAAGCTCCAACATTAATTGAATCAACATCCAAGCCACCGCGAATTTGAGTATATCCATTACTATTTCCAGATACAAATTGAAGATATTTCCCATTACTAATGGCACAAAAACCGTTTGTGTCTAATGTGATCCTTCCATTATTACCATCTTCCTCAATTGATGCCCCTGTAATTGTTGAAGTTGCATCAATTTTCGCAGCTTTAATGATTGATGAATCAACTTCCACAGAGTTCAAATATCCGGCTTCAATGGTTCCCAAATCAGCAGATAACGCTGAAAGTTGGCCAACTGACAAGGCTGTTTGGGACATCTTAGTCTTAACCCAATCAGATCCATCATAGGTGTACATTTCACTAGTTATATGGTTACTGTCTTGAACATACCAAATATCACCTTCATCATGGGTTTTCCCATCATCAAATGGTTCTTGAGATGAAACAGTGATTTTCCCATCCAACGATGTTTTAATCTTACCCGCTTCATCAGCTGCAGAATTAGCGGCACTTTTGGCATCGTCAGAAGCTTGCTGGGCAAGCTTAGCATTTTCGTCAATATTTAACGTCCCCGTTGCAATAATCAATTGTTATCACCATCCTCAACTTCTGTCCCTTCGCCAGTTGACTCATCACCATCTTCATCACTATCTGAACTTGCATCCGAATCATCCGCATTATCATTTCCAGCAATTACTGGTTGTTCAGCTTCATCATTTTCACCTTCATCTTGTTCAGGATATTCAACAACTAAGTCTTTAGAATCATCACGGATTTTAAGTGGAGCCGTATATAATGCACTATGAGCAATAGACACAGTGTGTGCAGCATCCCTATATTCAGAAACGTTAAAGCCAACAATTAACCTAGAATTATTAACGTCTTCATATATGCCCTCCGGCTCCAAATGACCGCCATTTTCCAACGGCACTGTTAACTTAATATCCTGCATTGGTTCCACCACATAGTCAAATACCATTGACTGCGTAATTAAATTAATACACATAACATGCTTGTCATCAGCGTTGTTAGCATCACCCGCCGTAAAAAAAGCAAATGGATAACTAATCCCATTTGCCTGAAGAGTGTTATAAGCGCCATTATTAGTGGTTCCAGCTGGTAATGGCTTCCATTTAAAATCTTGCAATTTAAATTCAATGATTGGTTTGAAGTTTCCTGTCTGTAAATCGCTAATTTGACAAACATATACTTTCCCACTCGTCGTACTTCCCAGCCACAGATTGTTCTTCAAATCAACTGCAACTCGAAAATATTGTGTTACTTGGCACCACTTGGTTATGTTACTGGCACTCGTATTTGCTTGGTATGCCATTGTTACCAAATAATATTTCCCATCAATTGGATCTTTTATTTCTGTATAAATTGTGTTGGAACCTTCGTCATAACCAAAAGAACCGCAATGGCCACCTCCAGTTACAAACATCATGCTTTGTAATGTTCCATCGGCATTCCATTTAATAAACTCACAATCTGAATGACTTTTATCTTTAGTGTAGTGATAACTAGACAACACCGAACCATCACTCAATAAATATGAAAATTGTAAAGCCCCAATGTGCTGATCACCGTTAAAATCTTTGTTGGCGGCATCTTTAGTTTCCCAAAGCTTATTCCAGGAACCATCAGCTGAATTGCTGGTATCAATCCACATCTCTGCCTCATCTTTCACATAAGTATCATCAATGGTGACTAATAGTGTCCCGACAAATGGTGGTTCGATAGTAACCTGATAACCATCTTTTGCATGGTCAGCTTCCCAGCCAATATCACGGGTGCCATCCATATTAATTTTTTGCCAATTAAACGCTTGTGGTGACAGATAAGAGGTTACATTCTCACCTTCAATAAATAGTCTTGCAATCACCCGTTTGGAAGTATCCGTGTTATACCAAGTCGAGCCCAACGGCGTAATCAAACTGACTGTGGCTGCATTGGCATTCTCTCGGGCTTCTTCAAATAGTTTCTTAACGTGATCATTCCAACGCTGTTCCATATTGCGAATAAACGCCGGCGTAATTACTTTAACTGTACTGAACTCACCTAATACAACTTTATTTTGACTTGGGTCACTTTCTGAGGTAGTTTGCTGAATGACTCTTGCCTCCGTGGTTAAAATCGGGTTCATAGATAAATCAATCACCTTAATAGTATCGCCCAAGTTAGCTTGAAAATCTTGAGTTACCTCCACGGCATAGTTAATTCGTGGATGATTGTACAATCTTAATTCCCGCAATCCCCAATCAAGCAATGCTTTAGGTTCAGTAATAGTGTCACTGGTAATTGTTCCTTCTAGCCAGGTGTTCTGATCAGTGTTATAAAGAGAGTTTGCTGAAACGTCAGTAATATAATTCTTGCCGTTATTAACCGAGGCAATTGAAGCATTATTTGCGCCCACAATGTAAAGCTTGGTTACTAAATTAGTATCAACTGTTTCTCGTTGGACAGATAACATGTTTTGCCCATAGGTAATTGACTTACCTTCATCTTCTCCCAATTGATCAGCTAATTCTAAAATCAGATCAGTCACAATACCGTTGGAGTCAATATGACAATAGGCATCGGCTTCTGCATCGTAAGTTGATAAGACTGTCTGCAAGGCTGCTTGACTAGAAGCCGTACCATCAAAGTTAATATCAGCAAACAAGCCCGAAGAACAATTATTTTGTAAATCCCAACCGGTATCTGCCATGATCCATTGCATGGCTTGATCTAATTTACAATCTTTAATTTCTTTTTGGGGTGGAATGGTCTTATTTAATTTATAGATTGCTAGGTTAATAGCATCAACCGTTACCAGATGAGCTCCACTAGTGGCATCAATATTTTCATCAACCTGATAAATTCGATAAATACGCCAATGATTATGCACATCATCATACACAGCAACACTATTACCAACCGTTAAGTATTGAGCCGCAGGGGCACTTTGCAACATGGTTAGTCCTGTTAATGTATCATTCCAACTTTTAGAGTTAGCATTCGGATCCGTACTATTAAAAGTGCTAACGCCAGTAATACCATCATCCGAGTTACTGTTATCATCGGCAATTTGGCGTTCAACTACTTCACCCCAAAACGGGTTGGCGTCTGAATTAGTCGATAACGTGGCAACTCGCTTTAAATTTTTATCCAGGATAATATACAAATCTCTAACCTCCTTATCTATGTATAAAAAAAGTAGTCGCTTTCGTGACTACTTAATTGCTGGTCGATATTCAATTGTTACATCAGCATTTTTGGGATCCGGGAAAAAGTGTAGAGTTTGTGGAACTCCACCAGTTAATTTAGGAAAAGTCGATAACCATGAAACGTATTTATCGGCCGGCTTTCCATCAATAGTAACTTTATTGTTGGCCGTATCAATAATAATTTCTTGACCAGCCTTGGCAATAATATGTGGTGTATCATCCGGATCAGTAGAGCCATCACTGCGCCATTCTTCATAATTGGTTAAAGCTTCATAATCCGACTTATACGCCACCACTGGATTAACTAAGTCCTCTTTAATATCATGCTTACCAAAGAAAACGCCTAAGTTGGCTAAAGCAAAACCAAACTTACCGGATTTATCCAACTTTTCCTTATGCATGTGAGTTTTATGGGTATTATTAACACTATATGGTTCACCAGTTTTAGGATCCCACTGGTTAATTTCTGCTACCCAATTGTCGTAAACTTTACCAGACTTATCCGATTTCTTCTGTCGTTCAAGAATAAATTCACCATAAAAATTCGAGTAAGCATCCCTATTCATATACGAGGTTTCAGTTACATATTCCTTTTCCTTTTTCTTCTTTGTCGTAGCTTTGGGGGCTGATGTCTTTTTGCCTCCTTTACTACTACTTTTCTGTACCACCCTTTTTTGCTTTTACAACTCGTTTCTTTTTAGTCTTAGTCTTTTTACGAGTTTTTCGTTTCTTTCGAGCAAAGAATTGTAGATTCATTTATATCACTTCTTCTTTTTAGTCGTCTTCTTCTTTTTGGCTGTCTTCTTCTTAACGGTGACCGTTTTGGTGTAGGAAACTTTAACATGCTTGGTAGCCTCATTTTGTTTCTGCTGACCATTACCTTCATCAAACAGCAATGTCAAGTAGCTATCAGAGTTACTACTATCAAAATTATTACCTAATTGAATAAACGCCCGTGGATAACGGCCCATCGAATAATCTTCAATGCCCATTCTTCCACAAACATTACCGTTATTGTCCAACAAATAAGCTTCGATTTTTCCCATCGCCCGCTCATTTTTCATTCGTTTAACATGATGTAAGCGTACCGAAACTTTCCAATAGGGAGTAATTTTCGGTAGACCATTATGCATAACCGCTGGTCCGTAAAAATTCTTGTGTTTCCCACGAGATCCCCATTCGTAATGATCATCTTTATCTTTAGCCACCATAATTGAAGTACCAGTGGCTGCCGATTTTCCGTCTAACTCACCCTTATAAATTGGAAAGGCTTGCGTATTTTCACTACATTGAATCCACGTTGCTAATGAGTTACATGGGTCGTCAACCTGTTGAGTTTGGGATTGTCCCATGACTGTGACGTTGCCATCACTATCCGTAGTCGTATCACCGTCATCAACGTTATATCCAACTGCTACATAATCATCATTTGTTTCATAACCCACATAATAAAGATCGGTTTTCGGAATAATATGAATAATTGGATCAACTTCAGTATTTCCTTCAGGAATAATTTGCTGATCATTGTCCGTAATTTTTATTTCTTTTTGCGGCAGGAAACCGCGAGGATCCGCCAGCATGAAGACTAACGTTGTTTGAAAGTCCTGAACACCCTCGTTAATAAATGTCGGTGTTGGAATACTCGTAAAGTGTCCATAATAAGTTACATCTGGATCGTCATTAAACCTTAACGGATATTCAGTATCAGCATCACTGCTGGTATTAACTAAAACATTAGTTAATGTTTTAATTCGTTCGTTATATTCATCGCGGGTGGTACAGAAACAGGTAATAGGAATGTCAAATTCCTTTTCACCGTAGTCTGTTCCCAAGTAAACACCACCATAACGTTTAGGAACATCTTGAAACGACTCAGTAATGCTAGGGGCTAACGGTTTCGATACATGATTCAAAAAGATTCCTAAATCATCTTGTGAATTAAAGCCATCATTTCCGTTTTCATCAAACGCAAAATCAAATGTGTTTACATCATAATTATCGTTATTAGCCAAAGGTTACACCTCTTCCCCAATTATTCTTAGCCGTTGTTCGTTTGTTATGCTTATTGACTGCCTGAACAACTTGCTTGTCAGTCACTACTGCCGGAATCGGATTGTTTTGGCCATCGACCAATTGACTCATAAGTTTAATCATTGTATCAAACTTTGCTTCAAGTCTTTTGACAGCCTGACCATCCGAATTGCTTGATTGGTCGGTGTGCTGATCTGTTTGCTTAAAATGAGCCATAGTATCAGCTAGCAATTCATAGGCTCGTCCTCGTTTATTAATATCCCATGGAATGATGGTTTCCGGTTTATTACGTTCGGCTACTTTAATTAACTGTTCTTGATCAACTAAGCCACCATTCGCATATCCCAAATAATTAGCAACTTTCTTCGCACCATTAACATGCTGCCCCGTATAACCGCCACGTTCCCAATCTTCAGAAAACTGGCTGGCTAACGAAGCGATCGAACCGTGGCCTTCCAGGATTCGTTTAAATACAGAAGAATCAGAACTGTCATCGCTTAACGCAAACTTTAATTGGGTAGCTGCATTGCGCCAGTTTTCACCATGACGTCGAGCATATGACTTCAAGTGATTCAATCTACCACCCAACCACTGTCCAAGACCGGAGGCTCCACCAGATGAATTTCTTGCATTAGGATTTAATCCCGACTCAAATTCCCAATTGCCAAGGATTGCAGCAATTCCTGCCTTGGTTGCGCGTGGATCTAGTTTTTTCAACGCTTTAGCTAAAGTTTTGGCTCTAGCTGCCACATCGCCACTTAATCCAAAACTACTTAAACTACCAAACAGTTTTTGCCATAATGGTTTTAAGTTTTTTGATACCCAACCCCAAACTCCAGAATTCTTTAATTGTGACTTTACTAGTGCTTGTAATCCGGAGCTTTGTTTATGAGATTTAGTTGACTTTTTAACTTTGTCAATTAATCCAGGTACTCTTCGGATCCCAACAAAATCACCGAATCCCTTGATGGTAGAATATTTAATCCCGTCCTTTGGATTTTCGGCACTGAACATATGCCCAGAGCCACTATTATCAACCACAATACCAACGTGTTGACTTCCTCCACGACCGAAGAACGCTAAATCACCGGTCTTCGCATTCTTCCAAGATACAGGCTTAGAAAAGTTGTATTCAGGGACAGTAGTCGAGCCACCAGGAACTGTAATTCCCATGTGTTTCAAAGTCTCATAAACTAAGCCAGAACAATCATAATAATTCGGTCCTAAGCGGACATTAGAGCCTTCAGAATATCGGTGATGGGCACGATTTGCCAATTTCTTAGCTTCATTCAAAAATGCTGAATCAGTCTGACCGCCGCCTTCGGAAACCATGCCATGTAGCATATTCCAGGCAGTATCCCACCAAACCGAACCCTGTTGCTTGTCGCGTTTGCCAAACATATTGGCAAAGTTCTCTCCAACAGTTCCCTTTATATCGCCAAAGTTAGGTTGAAAAACTTGTTTGAAAGTTGCATCAGAATGCTTAGCAATGTGTGATAGTGCCGACAACTTCTGTTTTAAAGAACCCCAAATGCCTTTAAAGAGTTTCCCGATACCACCAAATAAACCAGTACCTGACGCAAAGTGCTGCATGCCATTTAAAGCCATTAACATCTTAGACTCTGTAGCATTTAAAACGCCGGAATCAGCTTCTAGGAACCGGTAAGTATCTTTACCTTCAACTGGTTCTAATTGCCCATCTGCGTGGACAATGATTTCTTTATTATGTGTTTCTGGTGAATCGTGACCATCATTAAGCTTAGCCAAAACTGGTTTGGTTAATAAGCCATTTTTCAACAATCCGGTACCTGTTGCCCAAGCTACCGCTGGGATCTGATCTAGGGTTTGTGAACCACCGTATTGTTTAAAGACCTTATTTTGGGCTGAAATGGCATTCTTATTCATCCCATTTACCAGTTTGCCAATCCAATTACCAACTGACTTCCAAATTCCATGCCAGGAAAGACTGTAATTATCTTTAGTTTTGGAATTGTTTTTCTTAATATTCTCATACTGAGAAACAGCCTGAGCCGTTACCTTCTGATTTTGATTATGCGCATAATCGTAAACCTTATCAGACTGCTGTTTTGCTTTAGTGATTGAATCGTTTTTTTGCTTATCAGCGTGATTAATAACACCAATTCTTTGTTTACGAGCCTCCTCAATAATTTTTTGGCGTTGTTCCTTGGCAGCCGAACTATTTCCCTTGTACTCTTCGTCTGCTGCTTTAACTGTATTTTTATATTTCTTCCAAGCCGCTTTATAAACACTATGATATTCATCGTTAGCTTTTTTGCTGACAGACTTTTGTTCTTCATCAGCGTTTGCCACCAATTTAATCATTTTTTCTTTAGAATACTTTTTACCCTTTTCAGTAAGAGTTTTGTAATCTTTTGCAATCTTGTTAGTAGACAATTTAATCTGACCAGCTAAGGTTGTATGCAGTTTGGCTTCTTTAGCAGTCACTTGAGTAGCAAACTTAAGATGTTGTTTCTCAAGTGCTTCTTTCTTTTCCTTCTGCATTTTTTCAACTTGAACGGACCCTTTACCGTATTTATTCTCAGCTTTTAGAATCTTTTTATTCCACGATTCGGTTAATCGTTGACGTGATTGTGCATAATATTTGGCAATTGCTTGCTGATCTTTCTGACTCATCAGAGTTAATCGGTTGGCTTTAGATCCTTCATCTTTAATAATTTGCAGGCGTTTTTCGTACTCTTTTTTAGTAATGTCCCCGTTTTTATAAAGTAATTGTAAGTTCTTCTTGTCCTGAGCTTCACGGTTTTTATAATAGCTTGTCGCTTCATCAGAAAGTTTCTTGAAAGAAGACTTAGTAGATAATTTAGGTGTATGGATTTTTTGTGCTGAAAGTCCTTTTTGAATAGCTTTACCAAACTTACGACCAACACCTTCACCAACCAAGCCACCCAATCCAGCGCCAACAGCTGTGCCAATTCCAGGAAGAATAGCTGTCCCGATTGCTGCACCTGCTGCAGTACCACCTAGAGATCCAGTAGCAGCGCCGATGTGTGAACCGGCAGTCTTCTTTTTCATGCCAATTAAATCAGTTGCCGAATTTAAGACATCTAAAACACCGACAGAACCAGCCGCAACCTTGCCAAATTTACTAACGCCTTTAAACTTATCAGCTAATTTAGCTAATCGGCCAACTTTTCCGGAGTCTTCGGCAACTTTACTTGTATCATCTATATCGTGGATGGCCGTTTTACCATCTTTTTCGGCACCTTCGGCAACCTTACCTTCGCCACCAGAGTTATCAGCAATATCATCAATTGCACTGGTACCATTTCCGGCATCCACATTAGCTTCTTTAGCCTTAGTGTTACGTTCAATAGCTAGAGTTTGATCATCATATGCTGATGTCAATCGGTTCACCTTTAGCTTTTGACCGCCAAAGACAGAGGTAATATCACTAAATATTTTAAAATATTTATAAACTTTACCAACTGCCCAAATTGCAGTTAATGCTTCACCAAAGCGCTTGACACCTTCATAATGTTTAACAGCAAAAATGCCAATATTGGCGATTCCTCCTGCCACATGTGCAGTTAAAGTAGCCGTTTTACCAATATCTTTCTGAAATCCTTTTTCACCAAAAAGCTTGGTCATTTGATTAGCTGCTTTTGTCATATACGGCAATAACTTAGACCCAAACATAATTGATAATTGATCCCAGGCTTGCTTGAATCGCTTCTGGGACATTTGGGCAGTTTGTGCATTCTTGTTAGCTAATCTTTGAACGTAAGTCCCAGCCTTGCTTGCTTTAGAAACATTGTTAGTTAAATCAGCCAACTGACCATTATATCTAGCTAAGATTTGAGCTGCTTGCATACCAGTTTGGCCAAAAATAGTTTTAAAGATACGTGCTGTATCAGCTCCACCAAGTTTTTTAGTATGTTCTTCGATAATTTTAAAAATTGCAGGCAATGTTTTGAAATTACCATTGGCAGTCTGAAATATTTTAGTTGATTTAATCCCAATTTCATTTAAAGCGCCCATAGCTGAATTTGTTGGAGCTGCTAAACTAGTAATAATTTTTCGCAGACCTGTTCCGGCTTTATCAGCTTCCAAACCGTGGTTACTTAATTCACCTAAAGCAGCAGAAGTTTGCTCGATACTAAACCCCGCATTATTAGCTGAATCACCTACATACTCCATACCTTTGCCTAGACTGTGAAAGTCAGTGGCGGTCATATCAGCAGAATAAGCTAATGCATTAACTACACGTTTAGTGTTGTGCATCATTATTGCCGTATTATTGGTTTTCATGCCAAATGCTTCGATCGCCTGGCTTGATACTTTAACCACATCTTTAAAGTCGTCACCTGAAGCCACACTGGCCTGTAGCTCAGTCCTCATAACTGCCAGTGACTCTGCCCCTGTATGACCACGCTTGATCAAATCCTGGTATTGATCAGCAATTTCTTTTTGACTAACCCCATATTTAAGGGCGTACTTAGCCCCGTCTTTTTGCATTTCTGTCACGGTTTTAATAGCAGTTTTAGCCTTGTCGCCACCCGTAACCAGTAAGTTTTGATTTACTTTATAAACATTTTGAAGTTCAGTTGCTTTTTTAGCGCCAGAAAAAGCTGCTGCTCCCAATGTCCCCATCGCTACGCTGGCACCTAGTAAACTACCTTTAATTGATCCAAATGAATTTTTAAATTTATTCTTAGCAATGTTAGCTTTATCGCCCAATCGCACCATTGCATCACTCATGTGACCGACTTGTAAATCGTACTTGACCACATCAGAACGCACATTGGCCAGTGAAGTGGCTGTTTTGTTGACTCGTACTTGTTGGGTGTTAAAAGCTTCGTTAGCAATGTCCAAGCTACCTTTTAATTGATTAAGTTTTTCCTTTTCTTGAACATATTCATCCGCATTCTTGTGGGTATCATTGGCGAGGCGGTTAACAACATTTTGTTGTTTTTCATAGGCCAACTGGGCTTGTTTATAAGCCTGTGAGTTTTTACTGAGTTCACTATTTTGTAATCTGTACTGATCAGATAAGCTATTCAATCCTTCCTTAAGGCCTTTAAGCTTTACTTGACCAGCCTGGTTAATCTTTCCTTGAGCCTTTAGCGCATCCACATAAGAATTAGTTACCTGATTAAGGTTATGATAGTTGCGCTGTAATCCAGATAGTCCTGAATTAAGGTATTCAAATTGCTTTTCCGCCTTAGACTGTTGATCATTTAATCCAGCAATCTTCTCTTGTGCTTTAGCAATCTGATTAGCATATTTGGCATATTTTTCTGAACCTTGATTGGTCGTTTGATCGAGGCCTGACTGTCGACGCTTCAACTCATCAATTTTTAAGTTATAACCTTTGATTTCTTCTGATATTCCTTGATACCTAGTTTTTAAAGCATCTAGTTTATCTCCAGAAGATTTTAAGGCCACCTCCTGAGAACGCCATGCATTGGTATTAGCTTTAATGTAATTAGTTAAAGTTTTTAATGACCGTGCGGGTTGTACTGCATCCAAGCGAATTGAAGTACTCATTACATCATTAATAGTAGCCATTAGTCAGTCCCCTTTCGTTTATTTAATAACTCGACAACCGGATCCGTTACTTGTTTTTTCTTATCTTTAGCATTTAAGACTGCCATAAATTCAAAGTAATCTTGTCGGTTTAACTCATCTGGTAAGATTCCCTGCTTCATCATTTGTTGTTTAAAAAAAAGCATATCTTGTTGGGATATGCTTAGGTCATTAATTAATTTGGCTAATCTTAATTGCTTTCTTTTGGGTCTGCTGATCCCTCAGTTTGTTGTTTAGTAACAGTCTCCCAATCTTCATCACTCATACCTTGAAACCGGAATAATACATAGGCCATGAAATTTTGAAAATCCGTAAAATCCAAAGTGGATTTAATCTTTTCAACTTCTTTGTCGGATAGCTTAAAAATATCAATCATAAATTGCAATAATCCTTGAACCATTTTCTTTTGCGTTTCCAAAACTGCTAGTGGGTCATCATTAGTAAAATCAACTGCATCTGATTTCAACAATTGAATTTGTAAATTTTGTGCTTTCTCAATAACACCCACAGTGGTTTTAACTTCAGCTGACTTTTTACGTAAACCTAATCGAGTAATATTAATTTTCATGATCAAAACTCCTTTATTTTATTTAGTTATGTATACGGGGAACAATCCCCGCCTTAATTTATTTTCCTGGTGTTGTACCGCCAGTCGTTGAGCCAGTTGTGCTACCCGTAGTCGATCCAGTGGTTGAACCAGTCGTGCTACCACCGGTAGTAGCTGAATAACCACCAAAGACTTCGGCCAACATTTTAGCTTTATCGAACCCAGTATCTTGAGACATCCAAATCTTGTACGGTTCTCCATTGAAGATGGTATTGTCAGCTGGTGTTAATGCTTGGTAAGTTAACGCCGTATTGGCATCAGTTTCAGCATTATTATCTGTTGCATGAGAACTACCAGTTTCAATTAGTTGACCATTAGCAAAGCCTTCGTACATATCAATATTCGTATATGAACGAAAATGTAACAACATTGCTACATGGGGCTTTGGCAATTGACGTGTCCAACCACCATTAGCCGCATCATGAATATATCCTTTGAGTTTTTGCAACTCGTCAAAATCAATATCCAAGAATTCCAATGCGACCTGTGGTTGTGCCTGACCATTTGAAACTCGTTTTGCTTCATCATTAGCATAGGCGACAGTACCCTCGGCTTCCAAGCCAGAAACTGTGGCCGTCGTAGCACCTTTTTCGTCACCATCGACTAAATAGATGCCGTTAGTTCCTACTCCTGCATCACCAGTGAGCAATTTGCCATTAGCATCAACCAAACCAAAGGTGACATCTTTAATACCATGTGTTGACATTTAAAGTCCTTCTTTCTTTACTATAATTGTTTTAGTAACTGAAAAAGTTGCCGTAACTTGATCGGTGTGTGGATCCACAGTGTTAGGCTCATGTGAGCTAACCAGCCAATCCTGATTTTCCAAATCATTCATTAGGGCAACTTCATTGTTAAAAATATTTTCTTGTGTTTCTTTTTTCCAAAATATTTGAATCTGAATGTTAGCCTGCATATTACTAAATTGATCGTTCCGATATCCGCCCAACGGTTCAGTAATGGAAGTAATCAAGACAATGGTCTGCTTTCCAGAAGTATCAGCTCCGGGAGGAATATTCATGGAATAAAGCTGGTCAATCCAATCATAGTGCAAAGATTGAATTAACTGATAAACAGTCATAACTGGTAATTCCATTAGTGACCCAACTCCTTCCATTTAATATATTCAGCTTTTAATATATCAGAACGAGCTTCCTCACGGGTCTTTTCCACAAAGTGGTCACCGACAATGTAAACAGTGCCATCATTTAGCCAGCGAGCAATCACTGCTTTTTTCTTGACCCAGCCAACTGTCGCTGTCCCATCCACATCACCATCAATATTTTTCGAACTAACTAATACACTATCAGCCAAGTGAGGATCATTTCCGGTAGCAATTCGATTACTATAATGTAGCCGTTTAGTTTCATCAGCTAATTTCTTTTGTAAAACATCGGCACCGGCTTTAGTGATTATAGTTCTTTCCGCCCGGTTGGGTACCAATCGCTTTATTTTCGCTAAATAATCGTCTAATTGTTCGGCCATACTAACCATGTTTTTTACCAACCCTCTCATTAATCTGTAGAGTCAAAATGTCATAAGTCACAATTTTATTGCTATCATCTAAACTCAAATTAACGATTTGATACAGTTGGTCTTGATATTGAACTAGCAGACCTTTGTCAATTAACGGATTGTGTCGAATAACAATTTGAATAGTATCTTCAAAATCTGTTCCCAAAAGCGAAACGTTCTGTGTGTTAGTTCGCGTATAAGGCATGCACCATAACACGAACTGTGGTTTAAATTGCGTTCCTGATGCACCAGTATTAGGATTAATTGTTGGTAAAGCCGTTCCAAACTGGGCTTGCCGATTAAACTGCTCCGGACTAAATTTATTAAGTGCCATCCGGATCACTTCCTGAAACCATTCCTTGGAGTTGATCTAGCATCATCAACAAACCAGCTGACATCCCTTTAGATAATTCCCGATCATAATATAATTGAGTTGCCAGTGTTTTTATTGCTAAGTCGTAAATTGGTGAGGTTTGATATTGGGTTTCGCTTGAACTGACTGAATGATTGACAATCTCAGTTGCCTCATTAATCAAATTGGTAACAGTCGTTAATTCAGTCGGACTTTGGTCAATATGCAACTCATCCATTAATTCTGTCGGATTAACCGTCACATGACACCCCTCCTAACAGCCGCCCATCACTGTATTGTTTATTTCATTGGCGACTTATTTCAATTACTTGCCAGTTGAACTAGTAGTCCCACTAGTCTTTGCAGCAGGAGTTAAATCTGCCAACCCAGTAAATGGTGCATAAATGACCGATTCAGTATCCCACAATTCGACATCGAAGCGGTCAATTGCCCGAATCTTAGTCAAGTCATTTTCGAAAGAACCGGCGCCAATGTTGGTGGCCAACAAAGACATCTGCTGAAGGTCGAATAGACGAACTGCTTCCGTCAAAGCACCAATGTAAAGTGGGAAACTGCTTTCATCATTGGGCAGAAAGGCATCGGCAATAACTGTAATTGTCTTACCAGCCAACATTTTTTGTGATGGATTAAGCGGGTTAGGTTGAATGACGTATTGTCCGTTATTATCCTTGACTTTATCCAGAACAGCAAAGCCTGATTGGTTAGTAACAAATGCAGATTCATTCCAAATCAGTGGATCCAATTCCTTGTTGTAAATATCCTTAATGGCGTCAAAACTATTAACTGTGGTTTTTTGTGCGCTTGGTAACTTAGCCAACGCTTTTAAAATTTCACTGTTTCGAGTAATAACATCTTTCTTAGCAATCCAGTTTTCCAAATATGCTAAGAGGTTGGCATCACTATCATTCATCAAAGTATTTGTAATACTAGAAATTCCGGCATATCGATGAATTTTATAAGTTAATGGCTTAAAGGCTGCCGGATCATCATTATTCCCAATTTGGGCTGTTTCATCATCCAAGTTGGCAAATGGAGTTACTGACTGACGTGGTTCAATAACTCGTGAACCAGATGGTGCGCTAACTCCTTCCACAGTTACTAGTGGCTCCAATGATGTAAAGGTTTGCTTTAAAGTGTTGATGGCTGTTTGAATATCTGCCGGAATAGTCAAACCAACACCATTTCCGTGGGCATCAAGTCCACTAGACATCAAATTCAAAAACTTTGGATCACCCTTTAAGGCTCCCTTGACAATATTAATAAACTTAGGCTTGTCTTTTGGCGTAACATTTTTCTGGCCACCAGTAGCTGGTTTACCTGGCTTTACTAATTTAGCAGTTGCCAGGGCATCATCATATGCACCTTTAGCAAAATCTCGGGTCTTCTTTGCTTTATCAATTGAATCAGCAATTTTAGTTAGATCCTCATCTGAATATTTTTCAGGAGAATCGTTCAGTTCAACTGCCATTTGATTACGCTTTTCTTGAAGATCCGTTACTTTTTGACCAGCTTCAAGCCAAGCATCGTGCAGCTTATTTAAATCCATAATTTAATTTCCTTCTTTCTTAAATAAAATAGCCAACTTATGTGATCGCAATTGGTCACTAGTTTGGCTATTAGTTTCTTTAGGCTTTTCTTTTACTTTGGTTAACAATGATTTAATTTTACTAATTGCCTGATTACTCAACATAACCGGCGAGAGCATATTAGTAACTTTGGCTGGTTGATCGTCAAACATCATTTCGTCTGCAAATCCTTGTTCAACGGCATCTTTTGCATTGATATAAGTTTCCTTGGCCATCATTTGCATGACTGTTTGCGGATCCAAACCCGTTCGTTGCACATAAACATTTGCAATTGATTGATCAGTCGAGTTCAAGCCTTGTAAATCGCTAGATAAATCATCTGCATTCCCTTGAGATACAGTGGAAGCCCGATGAATCATTAATTGAGCCGTTGGCGAAATTTTAATCGTATCACCAGCCATTGCAATGACACTGGCCGCACTCGCCGCTAATCCAACAATGTCAACTTCCACATTACCGGTATAATTCTTAAGTGCGGTATATATTTCAGAACCCGCAAACACATCGCCACCGGGTGAATTAATTTCGGCAACAATATTTTGACCATTTGCAGTGCTTAACGCATCTTTAACTGCGGAAGGAGTAACTGTTGAATAGCCAAAGAATTCATATACTTCAGCATCATCATCACTAGATACAACACCTTTAATTGGTACTGTTGTCATCATCATCACCTCCTTCCACTGCTGAGACTTTTAGATTAGGAAAAACGCCCGTTTGTTTCAGAATTGTTTGTGCTTGTTGTGGCGTTAATGCTGGTGACTGACCAGTACTTAATTTAGTAATATTACTAATTAATTGCTGATGATCAACATCAATAGCTGAATTAATATCCATTTTTATATCAATTCCCAATTTCAACGACAACTCCGATTCAATTGGTCGAATGTATAAGCTCAAACTATTTTGATACAAAGAACGAATCATCTCAATTGATGATTGTTCGTCACCTTGACCATTTAAATAACTATCTGGAACACAAAAAGCCTTGGCAATCTGGGTCTGACTAAACGTGGCATTATTTAATAATTTAGCTATATCCGGATTAATCTGTAAGGAATCAAGCTGAGCAGATTGATCCAAAACAATTGGTCGACCAGCATTCGAACCAGAATTCTGATTCTCAAACGATTTTCTAATGTTTTCTTTAGCTTCCGGTTCCAATTTGGCCGCCGGAACCGTAATCGTATAACTAGGCGCAATTGCATTCTTTAAACTGCTCAGTGACAACTGATTACTATAGTTCTGGATGTTAATTTCTTTAGCTAAACTGTTTAGCGGACTGCTACCCACTAGTTCAGTGGCAACTTGCCCAGAAACAAACAAGCGAAAATGTAAAATATCGGCAGCTAAATATGTCACCTGCCCTCGGTCATCACCGTAATTAACTGTGTAATAAAGAACATTTTGTTGATTATCTAAAGTAATGCTGACCTGGTAAAACGGGATTAAGGTCAACCCTGCTGGACTTCCATTGCCATTTCGCTGAATTAGAACAAAGGCGTTGCCAGTTAACATCATTTGAGCACTAACTGCTTGCCAAAAATTATAAGCACTCAATAATGTGCTGGGCTGATTTAGCATGTTGCTATATTGGTCTGTTTTAAATTCACAGCTGGCCACATCACCTGCAATTCGATTAATCACCGCATAAATATCACTGTTTTGCAGTGCTCCGTCTGCATCCACAGTGTTAGTGGATAACAATGTACCATTTAACATAAATGGTGAATACCCGGTGGTACTAATTGTTTGTGTTTGTTTTGACATAAAATTTTTAAAGGGGTTCAGCATTCAACACCTCCTTTCACGAAATGACATAGGCTAAAACGATTAAAGCAATCCCGGCCACTACCCAACCTACAATAAAATTAATAAGGCTTGCGGCAACCACAAATGCAATTAACCCAAATAAAAATAATATAAAAGACAGGTTAGTGATTAAACCTGTCCATAGTTGTTTCAGATTCAACTAATCTGCCTCCCTAATAATTTATTCACTACATATATCACCCAACAAGTGTTGAAAATATTAAAAACTAAAATGATCACTGGTAAAGAATTCGTTGACCTCCTCATTACTCATTCCATTAAATGGATTCTTTTTATCTTCTTTAAGGCCATGATTAGGATTTTCAAAATAAAAAAGGGCTTGAGACATGGCATCGATAGTGGCATCGGCACAATCAATTTTCGAAGTCAACGCCGTTCGATCAATTTTAATACCATATGGATTAGCCACTGTTACAGCGTTAGCCAAGCAGGTCTGCAAAATCGGATCAGCCAGCATCTCAATATTTCCCGCAATAAACTGATTTCTCAAAAATACTGTGGGCGAGCTCAAACTAACCGTCCCTTGCTTTAAAGTAATAAAAGGCACTTCTGGCATATTATTATCCAACCAATCAGTAATTGCACTAGCCTGATAAGGATCATAAATGAAGGCCTTAACTTTCAAATGATGATCGTTAACAAAATCCAGGAACCAACGGCCAACAAAATCTTCATCAATTAAGCCATAAGAATTTTGCGAAATATCACAAAAGCCTAACTTTTCTGCGTTTGAGTAATTAATTCCATCTTGTTTTTCTTTCACAATAATGGAATTATCTGCTCGGGCTAACGGAACAAATGAATGCTGCAAGATGAAATATTTCTTTTGTTCGCCATTCAAATGTGGGAAAACAAAACTATAAGCCGTATCATCTGAAGCATGTGATAAATCAAAACCCACATAGCAATCTTGATTATCAATTTCGAAATCAGAAACAACTGACTTTTGTATATCCTCTAATTTCAAATATTTATCTTTAGCAGTCTGCAACCACATATTGAGGTTACGGTTAATGAAATCATTTAATGTGCCGTCTTCTAGCTTAGAATCACGTTCACTAATTAACCCTTTCAGTAGGGTATCATGCTTAGCCGGTAAATCTAGTAATGGATTACTTTTCACCCATGTTTCGGGGTTCTCAACTTCATCTTGATCATCCTGCTGCCAAATTAATGCCAACGTTGAATCTTCCGTTCGGTTAGAATCTTTTTCCATCACCTTAGTGAGTCGTCTAACATCACTATACATCGGGACTTTAGGGTTACTGTATGCCGTACTGATAAAAAATGTTTGCCGGTTACTAGTTTGAACTTGTCCAGACGTGACTTTAGAAATCACATCTGAATTAAAATTTTCATCCCCGTATTCATCCACAGTGGCAAAGAGGAAATGAAAGGCATCTAATTGTGCACTACCAGCTGTCATTCGTAATATCTGGTTTTGAGTCTTCGTGGATTTCAAAACATCATCATTAATCGCAATATTCTGATCCTTGATTAATTTACGAAATCCAGGCATTTCTTGTAAGCTGTTAAAAGTCTGTTTAATGTAACGCCAAGACTTCTTAGACTGCTTATCAACCGGCGCCAAGTAACATAAATCGGCGTTAAACTGGTCACTAGCCTCGACCAAGTAAGCGTAAAGTATCAAGATATTCAATAAATATGACTTGCCATTAGTCCGAGCCACTGAAACCATACATCGCTCAAATCGCTTTTGCTTGTCTTCCTTTGTTCGCCATCCCTGAGAAAGGCACAAGATTGCTTGTTGCCAAATCATCAGTGGTATTGGCTTGTTTTGAGAAACATCAGGACACATGCGTGCGAAGTTACAGATATTTCGGCATTTATCCAAATCATAGTAATACGGAAAATTACCTTCCGTGGATCGCTTTAAATCATTCAAATGTCTAAACGCTGCTAGTTTAATTGTTTTGCAGGCTAACTGTTGACCAGTTAATACCCGGTAACAATAAACAGTGGCCGGATCACGGTATTTGCTTTTGATTTCATCAAAGTAGCCTTTCCCATCAAGCTGCTGAAAGATTTTATCCAAGTTAGTATTTCTTTGAGTAAAATCAAATTCCTGTACCACTAAAACTCACTTCCCCCATTTAACATCTCTTTAATATTGGGTTCCTCATCGTTGTCATCTGAGAGTTGCAGTAATGAGGCTCGTGCAGATGGTGTTAAGCCTAATTCGTGTGCTAAGCTGTTTAATTTTGCCGTAGCAGAATCAATAATTTGTGATGCCGGATTACGTTTCCAGCCTGCGTTGTCTTCATATGTTTCTCCAGTTCGTTGGTTGACCACAGTTTTAGAAACTTTGGTGACAACACCATCTGTTTTAATTGAGTCATAGCCTTTCCGCAATAATTGATAGTTAATACAAAACGCTTCAATTGTTCCCTTGTCGGCCTGTTTAACATATCCTGATGCTTGCAAAATTGGTACAAGTTTCGTCCACATTGCTCGCGCATAACTTGACAGATATTTTGGACAACTCTTTTGAATCAAATCCATTCCAGAAGTTTCCGTTATTAGTTTTTGAGTTCTAACTCGCTGATCCTTGCGAGCATGCTTGTCTGTAGTTAGTTTCATTTGTTTTGGCATTTTTTAGTTCACCTCCAAGCAATAAAAAAGAGCCCCCCAATAGGGACTCTTTCAATCTGATTCATTTAGACTAATGAATCACAAAAAAATCATTAAACACACTGTTCGAACGTATACACCCTACAATCGTGAAAAAACGTCTAATTATATTAACTTTTAGGAGGAAAATATACATAGTCATTATAGTAGGGTTATTCATATAAGCAATTTGTGAAATTGCGTGCACCCAGTTATAGTAAGCCCATAAAAAAGTTTTGAATTTACAACTTTTAACGTGCGCTACTGCTGGGCGTGCGCTCCCCTAGGCTTTCACCACCCCGGGGGTGTTTAAACATTCACCTAAATTGAATATTTTTTGTAAGGTTCAAACAGTAAGCTTTAAACAATTTTTTCTTTATATCTATATCACCCAGAGGAGGTTGAAAAAATTGTTTTTAATAAGTAAACCTCATCAGAAATATTTATTCCGATTACCTACATGATACCACCTGAAAAACACTTTGTCGTTTCACAAAGACATCTTTTTTTAATTTTGTTGATGAAGATCCCCACCATCCAAGAAACGGTACCTACCCCTGAAATTATTACCATCCAAGCTGGCAGGAGTTTCCTACATCAGGGATGTTTATTTCGTGCGTTCAGATAATACTTTAATCCACCAACGTTTGCTGCAGTGTTTGAGTTGGTTTTGATTGAGTGATTGTTCAATCTTGGTTTTCGTATTATGCGTAGTCGGTGACAAGCACCATAAGTTATCCATGTCTAACCATTTATCAACAGATAGTACACGTCTAGGCACAATGTGGTCAACAATAATCTTATCGTTTGAGACTGGCAAGCCAGTGACTGCATCTAAATAATAATCTCGTGCAGCAACAAATTGCCGAATCTTTTTCCATTCCTTTGAGTGATAAAACTGATTCGCTGTTTGATCACGATAGTACATATTGTACTCTCGGTTTCGTGCAGAACTGACTGCATGGTTGGGCTTCTGGTGCTGTGTAACGTGCTCACTGCAATACCTTTGCCCCATTGGTATCAATGCTTGACAGCCAACCTCATGACAGATATGTAGCTTCATATAAGCTCACCTGTCCTTCTTTCGGTACGAACTGTTTACTTAATTCCTGCTGTAAATCAATGATTGAATCAATTAATTTGTATTCATCCAGTTTCAATTGATGATCATTAATTAAACCAAACTATTTCCAAACAATGCCTTGGTATTTCATTCCATATACTTTAGTTGCGTAATCGAATATATCATTGAACAAGTCGCTATTGCTGATAAATAAGGTGTGAACTTCGCTGTTTAATGTCATTGGATCAGCGTATTTATTAAGGCAATATTCAAAATCGCCTAATACCTTTAGCTTATCTAACGTATCCTGATGATCGAAACCACTTAACTGCTCCGTAAACATTTGGACATTTGATTTAACGTAAGCTATACGATCATACAATGCATGTTCAAACTTTTTATCAGTCATTGAAAAAATATCCATTGTAGCTATTTTTCCATATTTAAGCAGGCTTTTTACAAATAGTTTGGTTTTATCAGTCGGGAATAATGAAATAACTTTATTCACTAATGAATTCTCAACTGACACTGAACTTTTACAATTTATAGGTGCCAATTGTCCAAGTTCATCAGATTTATCAAAATTATCTACCAATAACGTCTTGTGACCATAATAATCTTCAACCACATCTTTAGCAGCATAGGTAATTGCCCATTGCTTATTCTTAAAATCTGGATTGCTATGATCGCTGAATGCCTTAATCAAGGTATTAGCATTGTTAGAATCCCAAAAATGAATTCGTCTTAATACTTGCTCAATTAATAGACTAAAAGCATCGTCTTTTGAACAATGAATTGAATAATGAATCCGGTTAATGCCGTTTTCAAAATTCCGGCTCTCAGTAATTGCTTTTACTAAGTTTTCATTTCCCATTTTTTCACCGCCTTTAAACTTGGTTTACTTACAGCTAGACATTGACGATAAGGAGAAACTAATTATTAACGGATTTCTTTGCGTTTATTTCAGAAATTGTCCATCCACAGATGGTTTGATGATTCTGAACAGATTCTTCAACCATCCAGGTTTTGATTGGCAAACCAGTTTCTGCTTTCAAAACTGCTTGAATGCTGCGAAATTCTTTCAGTTTGTGAACTTTCCCTTGCTTTGTTATCACATACGTCATATAAAATTCCTCTAATCAAATAATATTACATATACTTATTGTGCACATTTAACAGCTAATTGGCAAGCTTTCATAGAATTTCATTCCTCCAACAAAAACTAATCGACAATTGGATGGTCACTCATTTGTATGCTTCCAAAACATATTTGCCCCACTGGTCTGCCATCGCTTTAGCAATTCCAGGATAAGTACGGCTCCGTTCTTTCCATCGGTCTTTGCTCGGCCCAAGTCTGTGGACACGTTGATTTCGCCCCCCCACAATGTCTGTCGGCGTTAACGGGGGAAGATTCTTCAACCACAAGCAAGTCTTCTTGGTTTCACCATGTCCAAATTGCCATGGTTGAATAATTTGGTCTGGTTTTCTAATATGTGATGAAATGATTGATACCGGGTTTTCGATTGCCATATGCTTAACCGGCAAATTCATAATCCAACGCACAAAATCAAGTGCTTCTCGCTGCTCTTTTTGTTTGTATTTAAACCAGCGAGCACCCGATACTGCCAAATCGGTACATGGTGGGTGTGCAACCACTAGGTCGAACTTTTTAAAGTACCCTGGCCCCAATTTTGTAATATCACCGATAATGTGTTTTCCTGGTATTTCGGTATCAAGCAGATCGAATGATACGGCATCGTAGCCATTTTCTTCAAATGCATGGCGAACACGGCCACTAAACTCACATAAAACTGCTACTTTCATTTCGCCGCCTCCAACAACTCCGGGTTGCTATGCGCATTCCCTATCACAACGGATGTCTGCCACTCACCAGCTAAGGGAAGCCGATTGACTGCCCCGATTACGTCCGCATAAAAAATTCCAGATCCAAATTTCACAACTGACCGAATTTTGGGATTTTCCAGGACATCACCTTCATAGATGTCCTTGCCATTGGCATCTTCCAGGCCGGTGTACTGCTCAACGATTACATCATCTGGTTGACCATAACTATATCCAATCTTATTAAATGTGGTTTGAACGTAATGGTTTTTCAAATTAATTTGGGTAACTTGTTCCATCTCTTTTGTTACTGAGTTCCACGCTCTGAACTTAATCTCTCTGCTCATTTGTCTACCTCCACAATAGTCATTGCTGGTGTCGTCCACCAGTCGGGCATATCATACGCTGCGTCCATGAAGTTGTCGGCTTCATCATAGGTGTCGAACGTCTCGATGATCTCGTGTGAAAACATATCTTGGCACTCATACTTAATGCTCATTACTGTCGCTCTCCTTTTATAAACTCTTTAGTCTTCATTTTAATTCTCCTTTAACGATCATAAGCGGCTCAGGATAGATCGGCGTATTCGATTGCTTCGTCCGAGTACCATCAATTCTCCAACTGTTCCGATAAGTCGGATAAATCAATGCCAGCTTCTTCATAAGTTCAGCTTTGTACTGTGCCATGGCGTATTCTTTGTGACTATTAATGCCAATTGCTTGAAAACTCATTGCTTTTCCTCCTGTCAATTTCGTTTATTCGCTTTTGGGTCATAACCCCTAGTTTGATGAGGTCCTCTGGCTTTAATCTGGTCGGTCTAACGTGAAATTTTTGGCTAAACGCTTCTGCGCCAATTGTGTGAAACTCGGTATGATGTTCCCGGCATAAAGCCATAAATTGATGCTGCCGATGATCAGCCAACTTGCGGGTTTCCGTCCCCACCGCGTCCCAATGATGAATGTCAGCGTGCTCACGGCCACAGATGGCACAAACCCGGTGGCGGCAACATTCGTACTGGTAATAAGCTTCATCCTTGGGCAGTAGCTCATAGCCTCTCTTGAAGGGCACACGCCATTCAAACATGAAGTCAATCACTAGGTCGAGTAACTGATTAGCATCGCTAACTGACGATTGAGTGGCGTCTGATAGGCTGATAGATTTACCAGCGGTATAAAACTCATACTGGGTATAAAACATCGTTTTCAAGAAATCCGGTGGCACCACGTAGTAAGTGGCAATATCATTTAGCAGGGCAAAGAATAACCGCCGTTGCTGTGGTCGGGCTTGGCGCGGATCGGCAAACGTTAGATCCACCCAAACTTGATCTGATTGGCCGTTGACCGTCTCTAAATGGTCTTCATCGGGTTCTTGGCTGAGATGTACTATCAGGTCTTTACCATGTCGTTGAGCGATAACTCTCATGTGTTAGTAGCCTTCTTTTTCTGCTGGGCGATTGCTGCTTTAAAATTTAAGTAATCCTCAGCTTCTAAATCCGGGTCCCATTCAAAATTTGTTAAAAAGCCGGCATCGTATTGATATAGCAACACCATCACGGCAAAGCGGCGAAAGATTTCTCGACAATTCGAATCGTACTGATTACCGCCTTGGCGAACAACCAGCCGCATTTGATTCTTATAGCGTTCAAGAATCCAATCGGCATGGACTTCACTCTTAGCTAGTTTGAGCATTTCGTCGGCCCAGGCAATTTGATTCATCCTAACGCCCCCATTCGGTGATCCTCAATATCGCTGAACAAGATGGTGTTGCCCACGCCATGATTAGCCATACGGCTAAAGGCCCGGTTACCATATTTCTCTTGAAAGGCACTTCCAATTAGATTTGAAGTCACAATTGTCGATAAATTCTCCCGGTAGCGCCAGAGTTGGTCAACCAAATCCAGTGAAAAATCAGTAGTCCGTTCGCTCCCCAGATCGTCAATAATGACAAAATCTGCAGTTTGCAGATGGTGCAGACTATTGTCAACTTTTCGTTGCAGATCCGGTTGGGAGATACCGGCTTTTTTATCAGCAATTAATTGGCGCCAGTCAATAAACATGCCGTGCTGACGATAATGAGTCAGCTCAAAGATACGGTACATCATGGCCACCGCTAAATGGGTTTTACCAACACCAGTATTGCCTAGTAGCATCGTATGAATCGTTTGCTCTTCAGCAATCTGATTGGCTAATTTTTGACAACGCTGCTTAACTAGTTTTTGTGCCGAAGTACTTGCGGTATAATTGTCAAAGCGGTGATTAAAGACCTCAAAAGAACTGTAGATGCTATACGCGTTAAAGTACTTCAAGGTAGCATCCTTTCGGGCTTGTTCCGATAATTTTTCATTAGTCGGCGTGGTATGTGTCGGCAGGGGCTCTTTATAACCGCAGTTAAAGCAGGCCCCATGCATCTTTTTGCCAGTCGCTTTATTCAAAATCTTGGGACGCAGTAACAGTTCCCCGCAGTTGGGGCACCGAGTGCCATAGGTTTCGAAGAGCTTGTTGGCAAAGCTTTTCATCATTGAGTCGAGTTGGTTCAAAATGGCTCGTCTCCTTTCTGGGGTGTGCGAATTGGTTCGGGCTTGGCCTCGTGTCGATATCTAGTGGATCCGCCAAAATCTCTAGAGATATCGTCATGCCGGCTAAGCTCTTTTTGTTTTATAGGTCGTTCATTCAAGTATGATTCAAAATGATTTGGTGCAAACAGAGTTGACGGCCTTAAGAACTTGTCATAGTCTGTTCCTGTCCATTGAGAAGTTTTAATATCAATCACTTTTTTAAAGTCATCAACGGTGTAGTTATCACGCAAACGGGCACTAATTAATTTCACTGTGTCTTTCGAATTTGCTTTGAAGTGTTTAGAAGTTTGGGAATTAAGATAAGCGATAACCTCATGGACTTGTCCTTTGAGTTGGTCCGAGCTCTGCTTCTCGACATTATGGTTTAATTCTTTATTCTTAACTTCTTTACTTCTTAACTTCTTGTTAGTTGGAAAGTATTGGGAATCTATCGGGAAAGTATCAGTAATCTTCTGGGATTCTTGCTTGGAATCTTGATTTTGCGAACCCTGATATTTTCCCCAGTTAGCAATGGTTACGAGACGATTTTTGTTTGAACTTTTCCATGTAAGAAATCCGGAATCTTTCAGCATTTTAAGAGAAGTTTTGACGTTATCTGGGCTAATACCAATTCCAGCTTTTTCCGCAATACTTTTTAGTGATGTTACAAGCTCGCCTGGGTCAACGTGATATGAAGTTCCAATTCTATTCCAATCTTTAGTCTGACTGTTTGCCATAAGTAAGATCGTAATCATGACCGTTTTTTGTTTGGGGGTTGTTTCAGTCCAAAGATGATCATCAATTAATTTTCGATATAACTTTATCCAACCGTTGTTCACTACTACTCCCCCCCTTCAAGTTAGCTATTTTTTAAAACCATTTTTTGATGATATTTTTCTCGGGCTAAACTCAACGCTGATTCAACGCATTTTTGGGGATTGTGATAGACTTCCGAGCCAGTGAACCTCAATAACCCATCACATTTATTCATCAGAAGGCGTTCACGTTTCTTGTCATTTGCTGCCTGCTCTTTAGTTTTCTCATGGAAATCATGACCATCAAGTTCAACAAATACCGTAGAAGTAAGTGAACTAATTGTGTCATGATAGCTGATTGAAAAATCTACCCGATAGGAATGCTTACCAATGATCACAGGAAACTGTGCTGTGGCAACTAAAGATGCTCCTTCACTGTTTTCCCAAAATGGACTAGTTTCATGATCATTCAAATAAATAAGAAATATCTTTTCAATAGGACTTTCAACTCGATCAATGTCCTCTAAAAGAAAATCAAGTTGTAATTCGACATTGTTGCGGATAACTTGTTTTAATGAATTAGGCAATTGCCTATAATTATCAAGATCAAAGGGACTTACAAGTGATTCGATAGAATCTTGACTCATGCTAACACTCCTTTATTCCTCCCACCCACCACTAATATCTTTAATTTAGAACGGTAAATCTGAATCCTTAACATCAACGGAATCATTGCTGTTTGCAAACGGATCATCGTTATCATTTGGCAATGGCGTACCAGTAGCTGGTTTGTCACTAGTTTGTCCCGCGTTGGGACGCTTAACGCCGTTTGGCTTGCTAGGGTCTTGGCTAAGCTTGTGGTAACTGCGAACCTGCAAATAAATTTTTCCTCTGCTGTTCGGATCCGCCCAATCAACATCAATCGTCAGTTTCTTTCCTAACAATCCTTTTGCACACTGCTCAATGGATTCAACATCTGTACCGTCAGGAACTCCAACCGCTACCAGAATCGTATTAAAGCGTTTCTTAGAAGCTTCCGGGTCATCATTAGTCCAAGTAACATTTTGAAAACGAACCTCAGCGCCTTTATAGGTGCCATCAAGTACCTGATAATCAATCGAAATATATTGGTTGCCGCGACCGGATTTACTGACATCCGCACGGGTAATCTGCACGTTGTACGTGCCTGCTTCCTCAACCATTGAACCTAATACGTTATTTGAATCAACCGTTAGCCATGCCATTTTCTTTCTTCTCCTTTTGAGTTTCTAATTTTGTGACGTTGTTCTTTGGCTTTGGATCGACTAGCTCATTGGCGTGAATGAGCTTCCGATCATCTAGCCGGTTCTTAGCGTGATTGCCCTGCTCTGGGTCAAGGTCAATCAACCGCTCACCGTCCTTGATATAGATGCGACCAACGACGTCAAACATTGATGTAAAGGCGTTAAACGTCTTTTCGTTCATGTCAGCCGCGTACCGACCACCGCCGGTTAAGCCATTCGCACCGTTATCGACTTGATGGGCGGTCGCAAGGACCGTTTTGTTGCTTTCCTTTAGCAGCGTGCCTAGTGACCGAAACCAAAGTTGCAATTTCTGGTAGTTTTGCCGGCCGTCCTTGGATGCGTTGTCGATATTTTCTAAGACGTAATTTTGTAAAGCGCTCATGTTATCGAGAACTAAGACCTGATACCGATCACTTTTAATGACCCGGTTCATGATTGTTTCAACGTTATCCTGAATCTTCGGAAAATCCTGACGTTCAACCAGCATCACGTCAACGTCCTTCTCCCCGATCAACGGGTTAGTCGATAGATCAAAGCTCAAAACAAATTTGTGACCATGAAATAACTTTGTCAGTGACGTTTTACCAGTCCCACCATCGCCATAGATAAAGTACATAGCGGGAATAGTCGGCAGCTCACCGTCTCGATAAAATCTCATTTAATCACGGCCTTTCGATTCGGTTCCAAGTGTGCGCCCAGAACCTTTTCACCAGTTTTGAGTTTCTTGTAAATTTTGGTTTTGTTTGGTTTGTATTTTGTGACTACATCGACATAATCTGGGGAAAGCTTGCTAACATCTTCTACAACTGTTGATTGCCGGAAGCTTCTCATTGAAATCCGAAAGTGGGGTGTTTTTAAATTTTTGATTCCGGCCTGATCCATCGAATCAACGATGTAGTGATTTAATGATTTATTCTTGTTATCAACGGACTTTTTAGCTTGCTGAAGGAGCTTGATTTTCTTGGAATAGAAGTCACTGTCCTTTTGATTGGCGTCCATCCAAGAAGCGATGTGGTCGATTTTATCGGCCATTGAATCAGTCAAACTGTCTAACGTATCTTTTAATATTTCCGGATTAAGATCATCTCGGTTTTGCAAGTCATTGAAAATTGTTGCCATATCATAAAGACTTTGTGATTTTTTTAATTGATCCATCATTAATCCTCCTCATAAATTCCGGTCACTTCATAATCACTTAGCTTGTCCTTTTCTTTTCTGAGGTAAGTCAGCAGTGCTCTTTTAACTTTCGGATTACTTTCTTGGTCATAAGCTCGTTCCAATCCGGCAACCCGCAAGCGTGCATATTTGACTGCTTTAATCCCATTCGCCAGCTTGATTTTCATACTTAAGCTCCTCCAGTTCTTTGTCTGTACCAGTTTCATACTCATCAGCTAATTCGTCGTAATAGGCATCTTCTTTTGGACTATCTGGATACATGCTTCATGCCCCCTAACAGTCGTTGCAGAAATGTCTGTGTCGGTCTATACTTGATGTATAGAATATTTTGATATGCGAACAACTTCGCTTTAGTTGCGTTGGACAGTTGCACCTGTTCAGCGCTTTTTTCTGTGTCTTGATTAAACATTTTCCATCAAACCTTCCTTTAATTCTTCGATACTCCCGATGCTTGGATCATCCAGCAGCTGTTGTAGCAATTCTTGAAGCTCATCTTTAGAAAAGTCATAGTGCTGTGAGACTTTAGCTAAGGTAAACAGCAAGTTCAAAACAATCTCATCTGGCTTCAAATTCTCAGATTTAAACTTTGAAGCAACGTTACTATTGAGATTGCTAATTTCAATTTTTCCTGATTTCATGGTGTTTCCTCCTATTAGTCAAACCATTGCTTCCAGTAATTTTTCCGGTCATGTTTCCAAGCAACGTACTGTGTACCAACCCAAAAGCTAAATGCTGCTAGTAATACAACTTGTATCCACATTGGAACAACTAGCATTTCTTATCACCTCCTTAAAATCCGTACACGATGTGACTGTCGATCCACTCTTCCACTTTGTCTTTGGGATAAAGCGGCCGCTTCTTACCGGGAATAAAGAACTTTGGAAAGTCTTTCTCGTAAAAGATTGGATTTACAGTACGGTAACTTTGCTTTGGAAAGTAGCGGTTAATCACTTCCATTTTGCTTAGCAGTGTTTTGTCTGCCGCTGAGGTTTCACTCATGATCTAGCCTCCAAATCGTTCGTTAAATTCTTTAATTGGATCTTTAGGATCGATATCATTGTATTGGCACCATTCCAAGAACTCAGTAATTTCTGCACTAATCTCTTCGGGAAATTCTTTACTAAAGGCATCAATGTTCTTCCAGTCTTGAGTAGTACGCTCGTTGAGAGGTACAGAAGCGCTTTGAAAAGCAATTGCTTGGATCTCTTTACGATCATCTTCCTGCTTTTCTTGATTGGTCAGCGCTGCAAACAAACCATTACGCACTCGTTTGCTTTTAAAAAACGATAAGATATCGTAATTAGCTCGAGCCGCCGAATATTTGTAAAACCAGTCATCAACAAATTTGGCAGTTCGTTTTAACGTATCGTTGTCCATCTTGCGTAATCCTTGACGCCAACGACTAATTGAAGCTTTACTGGCGGGAATCTCATGTGCCAACTTGGTTAGTGGTGATTTGAACTGAGAATGTTTTAATGCTGCATCTAATTGCACTGCTTCTTTATACATACCCATCATCTCCAATCGGTAAATGGCCGATAATTAATTTCCAACTTGTCAAAGTACAATACAATCAAGGATAGAGGTTAGCCTTCATTACTAGCTACTGGTTCGCTTAATTGCTTGATAATCAGGATGGTTGCAGTTGACGGTACCCAGTTACGGATATACCTATCAACGTTCTCAAAATCCTTTTCGCGAAGCTGAGCTCGTGTTTGGATTCCTGCAATCTGTTTAATGCCACCGTTGATATCTTTGTAAAGATTGCCGCGTTGCTTAGTAGTCAAGATTAAGTGATGTGTTTGAACATAGGTATTAACAGCCCCACCGACAGCATGAGAAATGTAGTTATACTCTCCAGGAGTTAAAGGCTTATTATGTTCCAAATCCTTAACTCGGTTGTCAATTTGATTGATCTTCTTATTGTCTTCATTGGCGTTTTGAAGTAGTAACATAATCTTTTCTTCGGGTGTTTGTGGTAATTGTTGTTTTGCCTTGGCTCTCTTCTCCATCGCAATGAAATATTGTCGAGCTTGCTTGCCTCTGTCCGTTCTTTGAATCATGGATAATTCTTTTGCCATGTCCAAAGTTAAAGCATGATTTACCTGTGGGCGACCGCCTTGAGGTTTCGTACTTTTTTGTTCAAAACCCGCAAAATCAACATTTTCAGTAAATCCATATTCGATCATTCGTTGAATCCAAATTCGATATGGTGTTTCAACTTCGAGGAAGTCATGCAAGTCCCGACCGTCGACAGCAACAGAACCATCTTTTTGTTTGAAAGTTTTAATTAGTTCATTCATTTGTATCATCCTTTCGTTCTTTGAAAACTAAATATCGAAGTCTGCTTTAAACTTCTCAAATAACTTTCGAGCTTCTGGAACCTGTTCATCAGTCAACTTACGAATGTCCTTCAAGCTAAGTTTTAATTTAATCGCCATATTTACTGAAGAAACTAACTGACTCCAGGGAAACAGCTGGTGTCCATCATCGGTATAAGCTTTGGCACACGCCCAGTCATGAATCTCTTGCTTCAGTACCATAGCCTTCGGATTGCTTTGCTTAGTTAATAATCGACGGACAACTGGACGCTCTTCTTCTGGAAATACCTTGAGCTGGTCCTCTGTTACTTGCACTACTTGGTCACCTCCCTCATGTTTAATAGTTCGTCAGCCGTAATTCCAAGGCCCTTGGATAATTTCTTAATAGTGTCTCCTCTTGGGTCAGAACCATGTTCAATCGAATTGATTGTTGACTGAGTTACACCACTTTTCACCGAGAGATCAGTTTGTGTTAGGCGTTGTTTTTCACGCCAATACTTAAGCCGATTCTGTGTCATGAGTATCACTTCCTTTTATTGATATATCGTTAACATCTTTATAATAATTGATATATCGTTCATTGTCAACGATATATCAATTATTAATTTATTTTTTTCCTCTAAAATGGAATTAACAATAAATCGTTAGGGGCAAATTAAATGAAAACTGATTCACAACTGATTTCTGAACACCTCATGGGTATTTTGAACGAAAAAAATCTAACTATAAATCGAGTTGCAAACTTAGCAGGGATACAGCAGTCTACTTTAAATTCCATTTTTACGGGTCAAAGTAAACGTCCTACAGTTTCGACTATTCGAAAGGTTTGTTCAGCTCTAGGCATCACGGTTCACGACTTCTTCGATTTTCCGCCATACAACGAGGTGGAAAAATGAAGGGAGGTGAACCTATTGCAAGATTATGATGAAATAGAAAATTTTCTTTTGGATGAATTTGTTAAGGTATCTAAAAACAATGACAATATGGATGCTGTTTTACAAGCCGTTTTAGACGCTGGTGCAAAAATGGGATATACAGACGAAAACATGATTCGCGCATTGAAAGATCTATATGAGCGTGAATTTACTAATTTTAATGTTAATTGGTCTGCATTCTCAGGACCATCGCATCCACAAATATCTATTCTTGACTCTGTACCACTAACACCTGCTGGATATAGATACTGGAAAGAAAATAGTAATTAGTTTTTAGAAGAGGGATTCTTTTGGGAGAATCCTTTTTCTGATGAATAAATATCACCATTAATATATTCAATTGTTACTTTAAAATAGTTGTTATAGTTGGTTATCATTCCTGGTTTTATAATCAATTCATGCCCATGACGATCGTTAACAACAATTTTTTTAGGATGTTCTTTGTAAAACTCCTTCATTTGCTCACCTTCTTTCGCTCTTTGAAATTTAAATCCATCATCATCTTTAGTGGGATAATTGAGTTATTCCATTAAAGGTGGTGATAATTATGCCAATACAATATGCTCAATCCGTCTGTCTTAATGGTCACCAGGCATCAGATAATGTTTCTTGGGGAGTTCAAACTACGGGATTCTGTGACAAATGCGGTGCTAAACTAATCAGCATTTGCCCTTCCTGTAAGAACCCTATTCCCGGTTCAATCGATCCGAATGACTACAATAGCGACGTATTTATTTTGGGCGGGCCCACTGTAACACCAGTTCCCAAATACTGTAATAGTTGTGGTAAACCATATCCGTGGACACAAAGTGCCATCGATTCTGCAAAGGAACTGATAGAGATGTCTGAACTGGACTCCACAGACAAGGAATCCTTTAATGAATCTATTCCAGACCTGTTAGTTGATACGCCTAAGACAAAACTCGCAATAACCAAATTCAAAATTTACACCAGTAAAATTGGATCCGGTATTGCAGATGGATTAAAAGAAGTATTAGTGGATGTCGTTTCCGAAACAGTTAAGCGTGCTATTTGGGGAGTTTAATTCCACAATACTCACAATAAATTCCGGGATACGTGAAGTGTTTACATTTAGGACATTTTACGTATCCTCTTCTTTTTAGAAGGTCATTAAATAAAAAATTTGGAATCTTTATCTTAATTAAAACCCGCTTCATTCACTCATCTTCTTTCACCTTCCTACGTGCTTACCTTGCAGGATTCTCATCAACATCATTCATTTGGTGGGATAATTGGTTTATTCCATTAAAGGTGGTGACTTGCATGGCATATTTAATTACGTACGATTTGGATAACCCTGGTCAGAACTATAAAGATCTCATTGAGCATCTGAAAACATATCCTGGCTGGGCAAGAGTGACTGAATCTTGTTGGTCCGTCACAAGTGGCAAGACAGCTAAGGAAGTTAGAAATGACCTTGAGCCATTTATCGATAACAATGATAGATTGCTTGTAGTACGCCTTAGCGGTGAAGCTGCTTGGACTGGGCTTCCTAAAGATGTTACAGATTGGATCCATAATAATGTTTAGTTTTGATGGTTAATACTTGTTGACCCTTCGGACGTCAGTGGTTCAGTGTTACGCTTGATAGCCTTTAGAATTGCCATTTGATCGTCAGATGGCATAAGATTAACGTTCAAATTAATCTCATAGTTCTTAGCAAGAGTTGCTATTTGTGGTAGCAACTCTTTTAATTCATCCAAAGAATGGACGCTTAGATTCATGTTTAACTTATCCATGTATTCACCTCCTTACGTGCTTACCTTCTGCTACGAACTTGAAAACCGATAGTTAATCTGGTTTGTGGATGAGAAAGGCTTTTCCTTGGTAGAGGGCATAAAGCCTTTCTTTTTCATATCCTTTAAATGGATCACCAACAGTTTCGTATTTATGTGGGTTAAATATAAGTTCAATATCGGTCATACAGAGTGGAATTCGTTCATTGCCTTTCCAATAAAATACGACGCATTCACTATTCTCTTTATCCATTCTTTCATCTCCTTCCATGAATTACGTGCCTACCTTCGGCGTGAAATGTTGAGATTTCGTCAACGATTCAACAAAAATTTTTTTGCTAGGGATTTTTAATACTTTTTCTATTATTGGAATCTCACCAACTTGAAAATTCAAATCTCCATTTTCACGCTTATAATAGCTAGATTTGTCATGCAATCCAATAAAATCAGCCATTTGTTGCATTGTAAAGCCTTCATATTTTCGCTTTTTCTTAATCAAGTCAAGATTGATTTCATATTTCATTAAATCACCTCCGTTTCGATTATCTCAACTTACAATTTATAGTATACGTTGAGATTTTAGAAACGTCAACCTATTAGTTGCGATTTTTTCAACTTTTCGTATCTTTTTTAGAAACTTTGATATTATATAGTTGTGCATTTAGAAATGAGGGATAGCATGGCCGATAAATCTTTAGCCAATAAAATAGTTAATCTAAGAGAAGAAGGAAATATTACTCAATCTGAACTTGCACGTCGCCTTGGCCTAGATAAGTCTTCGATGAGTAAGATTGAAAGTGGATCAAGAAAGGTCTCGACAGACGAATTAAAAAGAATATCAGAAATTTTTGAAGTTTCTACTGATTATTTATTAGGAAACACTATTGATCGAAATGGTCATACCCCTTCTTGGGCAACCAATGAGGATAAAAAAGACCTCAAGAGATTTCTTGAGGAAAATGCCAATGGCATGACTTATGGGGGTGAGGGATTAACCGATGAAGAACAGAAGCAAGTTAGAAGAGTTTTGGAAGGACTTTTTTGGGACAAACAGAAACAAAAAGATAGTCGCAAATAATTTTGTCAGAGAAATGGTCAACAAGTATTGTATTCAAAATGGAACGGCTGATCCTTTTCTTATAACAGAGAAATTGGATATTGAGATTCGTTGGGAAGCATTTGGTCCCCACCCACTCGGCCAAACTGCTTATTTTGATAAATGCCCAATTATCTTGTTAAATGAAAGCATTCGTGATTCCGTACAACGCAATTTTACCTGTGGTCACGAATTGGGTCATATTATTTGCCAACCAGGAATAACTGGGTATCAGACTGGACGATTGAGTCAAGGAACCTGCGAATACGAAGCCAATCAGTTCGCAACTGCGTTGATGGGACTATTATATGTTGAAGAAAACGGGTATGGTCCGGAAAGTTACTATGATCTGGTATATCATTATGGCTCTCCAATTAAAGAAATAGACTAATTATTTTAGGGGCGAGAAAAATGAATGAAGAGATGAAGTTTTGCATCAACTGCGGGAAAAAGATACCAAAGGCGGCAGAGTTTTGCCCTTTTTGTGGGGCAAGGCAGAAACCAATCGGTGAGCCTACGGAAGAACGCAACGAATCCCCAACGGCCGCGATAGAATCAGCTAATGATGCAGATTATCGTTATAATGAGAGCCAGCATCCCGGAATGATTAATAGTTTCAAATTATATCTAGCGGATGCATTTACAGTGTCCAAACGGATGGGTCGGGCCGATTATTGGTGGTCATATCTAACAGTTGCAATTATTCAATTTATTTTCAGCATGATTCTTTTTGGATGGTTGATCGCTTATCCAATTATGGTCATCAATATCGACGGTTCTATCAGTATAAATTCGGGGAAATTTACTTTAGTCGCCTTGCTGTCAATCCCGATGGCATTTTTAGGAATTGCGACATTCACGAGCATGATCCGTCGTTTACATGACACTGATCATTCAGGCAACTTTATGTGGTTTCTACTTCTTCCGATAGTTGGACCGATTGTTTTACTAGTCATGACCGTTTTAAAATCATCAAAACATGGTGAGCGTTTTGAAAAAGATTCTCGAACTCGTCAGTGGTACAAAAAATGGTGGTCTTGGGTGCTTGTCTTACTACTAGCAGTTCTATACACATTCAGCTTAGCAAGCATTTCATCGGCGGACTTTTCGGGCTTGGATTACTCTCAAACACCTTCAACTTCTAGGGGCGATAATGATGACACTGAAGATTCTCAAAGTAGTTCGGCCGAATCCTCGTCTGAAAAAAGTAAAGATGATACGGTCACGCTTGCAGATGGTACTAAAGTAACTATTGTAGATAAATTAACGTATGAGCCGAATACAACGGATACGAGCTGGCATGGATCAAAATTGGTTGTTAAAAAAGTTAATGTGATTAAAACCAAGCCCTTTAAATACGATAGCGGCGATAGTGCTTATACAGCTCATGGCATTATCTATTTAAAGTTACAGTTATACACCAACGCTTGATGTGACCCCAATGGATAATGAAGCCACCATCAGCACCAATACTGGGACGCAGGCTGATATCGACTCGATGGATGGTGAAACATTTGATGATATTGATTCTGGCGTTACCAAAACAGCCGAAGCAATTTTCCCAATGTCTAAGTTAGACAATGTTGGTTCAATTACCACGCTTCGTTTTAAGTTCCCAGTTTCACCACAAGATACGAATAGCGACGATTGGAAAGACTATGATTTAACAATAAATTTGGATAAATAAATCATTTAACAGATAATATTAGCCCGCACTGGGCTTTTATTTAGCACATATTAAGAACGTACGTTCAAAGGAGGCAGAGTCTATGGCATCGATTTACAAGCGTGATAAGACGTGGACGGCAATGTTATCCTACCAAGAGAATGGACGGCGTAAGCGAGCCAGTAAGACGGGTTTTAGCACGAAGTCCGGTGCTCGTGCATGGGCCACTGCTAAAGAAGCTAAGTTGCAGAAGCAAGGCAGTAGTAAGCTGTCAAAAGCTACCGTGACCGCCTACTTCCAAGACTGGTTCGAGACTTTTAAGAAGCCCCGGATGGCTCCGGCAACTGAACGCCGATACATGGCGACTAAAACGGTCATCGGGGATTACTTTGGCCTGCGGTCCCTCGCTTCAATCGATTACGAGGACTACCAAAAATTTATCAATTATATCGCCAAAACTCACACCGTCGCTTCGGTGCAAAAAATTCATAGCCAATTCCGGGCTTCGATTCGCAAAGCGTACCAAATGGGTAAAGTCCCGGTGGACTTTACCGAAGGTGCGGAACTATCCGGCTTGCCGGGTAAGAAACCGGCTGACAAGTATCTCGATCTTGACGATATGGCAAAGCTCTTAGACTACACTGCTGCCAACCTTCAATCAATCGATAAAGTGGTCAATGCCATGATCGCTACCGCTTTGCTAACGGGTATGCGGTACGAAGAGATTATCGGCCTGACGTGGGACTGTGTGGACTTTGACGCCCATACTCTCCGCATAAACAAAGTTTGGTACTACGTCGACAACGAATTTGGACCCGCTAAAAATGAACCATCCAACCGGACGATTAAAATCAACGACCAACTGATTGGTGTCCTGCACCACTGGCGGAAAGTGGTCGATGAATTTATGGTCAAACACGGTTATCATAACCCTCACAATTTTGTCTTCTACTCGCGCTATCGCCATGTAGTTTCCAATCGCGAAGCGAACTTGATTTTGCGTAAGCTTATCCGGGCCGGAATCATCAGTAAACCAATCACGTTTCACGGTCTCCGCCACACCCATGCCAGTTACCTCATATCGAATGGCGTGTCGGTGCAATACGTGTCAAAACGACTGGGCCACAAAAATACGGTGGTCACCCAAACCACTTACGCCCATCTTTTCCAAACTGCACAAACGAACGAGGAAAATAAAACCGTTGATATTTTAAATGATTTAGATCCACACAAACCGAAAAAGCCATCTTCGAAAGCAGATATTTTACCCATCAAAAAACCGACGGAAAACTAAAAAAATCACGGTTTTTCTGACGAAAGGCAACAAAATGGCAACACACCCCTATCAATCGTTGCTGTATCAGCAAGGGTCGGATCTTGCTTGGGGCATCGCATAGGTTTAAAAATGGCTTGTCAATTGGCAAGTCATTTTTTTGTGCCCAAATTGGCATCTTCCGATTTGTGAGAGATTATATAATTTCTAGGCGGATTAATTGCATTTGAAACATAAATAATGCATTATAATAGAGATAGGGACGTTGGATACGCTTACATGGAAAGGGTGATAATTTATGTATGAACACATTCTTGTACCACTTGATGGCAGTCGTAATTCCAAGCAGGCACTTGACGAAGCCATTAAGTTAGCAAAGCAGTTTGGATCAAAATTAAGTCTGTTGACCGTCATTAACAACACCAATTTCTACTATGGCACTGGTGCTGCCGGCATGCCGCCTAGCATGTATGACGACCAGAAGGACATGGCTCAAAAGATCCTTGACGATGCCAAAAAAGACGTGGAAGGCCAGGGCGTTGATTATGAACTATCAACCGACATTGGCAATCCAAAGAACATCATTGCTCACATTTATCCGGATCAACATGACATTGACCTCATCGTCATTGGTAAATCCGGTGTGGATGCCTTAAACCGGCTGCTGATTGGCTCAACCACTGCCTACGTTGTCCGCAACGCAACCACTAAAGTTTTGGTTGTCAACACGAAGGATTAGGTTAATCCCTAACATCAATTGAAAAAAGGACTGAAATCACCAAAATTGGTTTCAGTCCTTTTACTTTGGGGTCAAAGTCAAATCGTATTGATGG